GGATATTCCAATCCTCTTACTTCCACTTCCGGAAGTATGTCTTTCCACTCATCTACTTTTTCCAGTGAGATTTCCGAGCCGATACGGTTCTTATCTTCACTCTTGAATGCTTTTGATGAAATCTTATAGACTCTTTCACCATTCACATCCTCAAATCTGTGATATTCTGCTTTTGTGTAGTACCTGTTTCCCTTTTTGATGTACGAGAAGAACACTGCTGCAAGTGCATCACCGTTAGTGTTGGTATCTGTGATGATGAAATAATCCGGATCCAGGAACTCAATTCCCTGTCCATCCGTCTTGATCATCATTCCGCAAGTAGCACAGCTTTCTTCCTGTTTCTCCTGTAAAGTATTCAGCACCTCATCAAATTTCTTCTTGAGTGCATCGTTACCGTCAATCTCTACATTGACATTAAACAGCGTCAAGTTTGCAATCTCACGGCAAATGACATTAGAGAACCTTGTCGGTCTTATTGTTCCGTCCATGCTCCAAGTAGGAATGCCAGACCTCATGCTCTTATACAAATCTAAGGCAGTCTGCATTTCAGAAGAGCGACTAACCTCTATTCCAAATATATCTTTTACTTCATTAACTCCAAACATTCTGTTAAATACCGCCTTAATTTTTTGTATTAGTCCCATTAGTATTTCCACCTTAACCGCCTACGCAAGAATGTGTAGACATAATATCTTGTATCGTCCATCGCATGGTCATTCTCTTTGATAACCGTATCATTGTTCTTTTCCTCATCCCAACAGTACAGACCAAACTCATTGATACAGCTTGTACAATCCTTATATATCTTTAGGAGTCCTTTATTCAGCATCGTTGTGACTACTCGGATTCCGTCCAGTACATCATTGTCGGCTTTCTTCACTGTGTACTCTCCGTACTTCTTAATTACCTCAATGAACGATGCAGCAGACGGATCTATGATGATACAGGATATTTTTCTGTCTCCGATCAGTTCCTTTAGCATCTTGTAATAGGCTTCATCATCTACACGCTTGCCGGCTTCTCTACTGTTGTAATACAATTCTGCTTCACGCTGTGAGTTCTTCCCATCGAATGCCCACAGACCGGCTGAGAATGGATTGACCGTACCATAGTCGATTGACACGATGTATTCCAGTGCTCCACTCATGTGTTCGTCAGAAACATGCTTTTCTTCATCGAACATGGAATAGACAAGTCCTTCAGCCACACACCACAGTCCTAAGATATACCGCTTAAAGAAGACACCTACATACATGCTCCGGTATCTTTCCTTAATCTGCTCAGACAGTGAAAGATTATCGTCCATAGTGAAATGCAGATAGATGATGCGTTTCTCGTCACACTTATCTATCCAATTAACCTTGAACCAATGTCTTGGACTGTTCGGATTGCAGTTAAACCAAAACTTAGAACCAGTAACGGAACATCGTCCTGTTGCCTGGTTCACAAATGACTCTGGCATCAGTGCAACCTCATCAAAGAACATACCGGCAAGAGTGATACCCTGAATCAGATCCTGTGACCTTTCATCCTTACCGCCGAAGATGTAGAAGAAATTCTGTGTATCTCCTTTGCTTACCACGATTAAGTTGTCTGATCTATGGTCCACAACTTGATATCCTCGGCTTTTCAGCATCAATTTCAACCAAAACAATACGTTTCTTCGGAATGATCCGATTGTCTTTCCAGCCATACCGAAGTTCTGTTGGTTGAAACTTTCCATTGCCCACAGCACGTAGGACAGTGACATGCACAGTGTCTTACCACTTCGGATTGCTCCGTCCGCTATGATTCCATCTTTGTCCTTTACCGGACTGCTAGGACACCACCATGTCAGCACCTGTTTCTGCTTTCTTGAGAAAGGCTTGAACTCAAATCCTTGTTTCTTAGCTTTCTCTTTCATGGCAGCAGCGCGTTTCATGATTCCTTTCCGGACAGAAGCTAATCTTTCCTCAAAGTTATTCATCATCTGTCCACACCTCACTCGCTGTGGAATTCAGTGCATCCATGAAGTTGTCTTTTGCATCTTCATCAGATCCATTGTCTTTGAACTGTGCTTCCAGTTTCGCAAGCTCAAGGTTCATCTTCCTATCGTCAACGTTACGTTTCAGAAGTTCCTGTGCTGCTTTGGTTCGTTCAGACAATGATGCATCTAGGTCGAACTGATCTTTGATTTTCCCTCGCATGACATCAGTTAGATACTTCATGATTTCCTCAATATCTGCTATGTCTTTACTTGCGATTTGCTCCTGTCTAGCGTTGATATAGTCCAAAATATGAGGAACTTTGAGGTTATCAGCTCCAGTTCTATATGCTGTCTTTTCACTGTATCCTGCATTCTTCGCTGCCTGTGTTGCGTTTCCTAGCTTTAGGTACTCATCACAGAACTTTTTCTGCTTAGGTGTTAGCTTATCCTTCTTCCCCATCTAACTACCTTCTTCCACATACTCATCGGTTTTCGAAAAACATTTCCTTACAAGATCCGCACTAATCACAATAATCTGTCCGATAGTGTACTTTCCTTTTCTTCTTACAACCTTTGCGAGTAATACATTCCCATCTTTTGGAATCTCTATTGGTGCAACGTACACCTCATTTATTCTGCATTCATGCTGTTCACCTAATGTTTCACAATTGTCGAGTATGTTGCACTTCTTTGTGTTGGAATGGCATCTTAAAAACTGTACGTCCAAATTAACCACCGCCCTTTTCTTTACTGTCTCTTTTCTCCCTGTGTTCCATTTGACACTTAATCATCTGTAGTACATTTGTCCTCTCTGTATGTATCCCATGTCCTTGACGGAATAGTTCACACTGCAAGATGTTCCCACAGTGCGTGCATTCATCTGTTATTTCTCTGTTGGCAATCCTCATGGTTTCACCTCATCCCATATATCCTTTAGGCAATTCACTATCTCAAGCTGTGATGTTGTTCTGATCAGTTCTAGATCTTTCTCTTTCCACTCTCCATGCCTGTCTCTTCCAAGTATCGGAGTAGATAGGATGTAGATGTTGATGAGTCTGTTTTGCTCAGCTGAGTAGAATTGCCTTTGGCTGTACTTGATGATTAAGCCAGTCTGTAATATTGCTCTTTGTAGCTTCTTGGATATTCCGTTGAGATTCACCTTTCTGTCCCTCCAAAATAAAAAGATTCCATGCATGATACAATGTCTCTTATACCATTGTAACTGAATGAAATCTTTTCGTTGTACCCATATTTATGAATTTTTGTACATGAAAAAGACAGCCCATTAGGACTGCCTTAATATCTTTTATTTAATTACGTAAAAATAATAATCTGTTTTCTAGGCAAAAAGGGAACCCCATTTCTAGGATTCCCTCAACAGGTGTCCGGATTGACCACCGGAGCCTCGTATTTCTACGTGTTCTCCTTCCTAAACTACTCCCTGTTATTATGATAGTACCACGCTTTTTTTACTCTATCAATCATTTTTCTTTCCTTTGGGCTCACATCATATGTTCCTTTTTCATCATGTATATATCCTTTGTGAGTATGCGGATCTTTCTTTTCGCCATTAACTTTATGTTCATGTCCGATATCAATTTGTTTAAAATGCTTATTATGTTTATCGTAATAAGTTATGCTTTTAATTTTGTCCCGAGCATTGACAGTGACATATACACGGCCATTGGTCATCGTCTCTGCTGGTGTTGTTGCTGCTCCGTTTTTATATCTGACAAATTTAATGTTTCCTGACTGATAAAGTGTTTCATATTCTGTTCCATATGGTTTATCACTCATCCCACTGGAACTACCTCTACCGCCCATTTATCTTCCTTTCCGTCAATGCTTCTCCGAATGACTTTATCTTTACAATGTTGCCACGGCACTCATCCGGTATCATTCCGTAAAAGATGATTGTTTCTGGCTGAAGCCTTGACATCATTTCATTGTATCCATCAAGAAACAGTTTCTTTCTCTCTTTGCTGTTCATTACACCGACACTGGATACTGCAACAGTTCCACCAACCGGTTCACCATCAAAGCACCAGGAGAATGATTCCTTATCACTCCAACTGATTGTAGGTATCACATCAATCCCGTTCATCTGCATATAAGCACCAATCCAGTGCTTTCTAAAGTGGTTGTACAACTGTAACGCTTTAGGAAAATCTGTATACGTGCTGAAGTCAGGACTCATTACACACTTAAAGTCTTGTAACATGTTGATGTAGGTATCTGGCTGCGTCCATAATCTGTTAAACTGATAATCATCAATGAAGAAGTGTACTCCATGATCTGCTCTATCTTTACAGCTTTTCGCATAGTTGAATGATAGGAATTCGCATGGATTGTATGATGTAGGCTCTATCTGTGGTATTCCATATTCGCCAACACCATCAAATAGCATCTTCTGTTGATTTTCGTAGTTCTGTGTACTTCTATACATAGAAAAATCCTCACATTCTACATAGTCTTTATAACTATTGTAAATTATGAGGATTTTTTTGTTGTACCCATCTTTGATTATTTCTCTACATTTTCTCAGAATTAATTCTTTGTTGCTTTCACAATCACTACTTTGTTTTCTTTGATCGTTAACATTACCGACCTATCGTCCGGTGTAACTCCGAGTGCTTTGATCGCATCCATTGGGAGTGAGATTCTACAAGTGCATGCGTTCTTGCTTGCGTTCCCACCAGCTTTTGCGAACATGATGTTTCTTTCGATTTCTTTCATGGTATCATTCACTCCTATTAACCTCTTGTCTCTTCGTGCGTTCCATCATCATAGAAGAAGATTTGACAGTGCTGAAGCTGTTCCCAATCTTCGCCAGTAGAATTTCCGAATGGATCTTGACTCTTTCTTGATACTGTTCTTTCTAATCTCACTTCTCCGATTCCATCCTTGCGATCATCTGCTACTACTTCCCATCCAATTTCTTTTAATTTGTTTAATCTTTCGATTCCTGTGTTCGCCTTCATAATTCATGCCTCCTCGTCCTTTTTTATTTTTGTTCTATATTCATTTCTTTCTTCTATCAGCTTTTCGATATTTGAGTTAATTCCACGTTTTATTTCCGCTCTGTACTCAATTATTTTCGTATTTTTCTTTCGGCAATAATCGGAACATGTGTTTGTTGCTGTATTAGAAGAAAAAACACGTCCGCAATATACGCAGATTTTCTTTTTCTCTTTTCTTCGTTCTGCTTTTTTTATGTCTTGTCCAGATGCCTTGCCATATCCTTTTTTGTGTTCTCGTTGCCATGCAAGTACCGCTTCTCTTTGGCACTCGTCCGAACAATATTTTTGCCTTCCGGAATTAACAACATATTCAGCTCCACACAATTTGCACTTGTCGATACTTCCGATTGGTCTAGTTGCACCTCCTCTTTTTCTTGCTCTTTCGTTTGCTTCTCTTTGCCTTATTCTGCGACAGTTTGGACAATAGGATGCACGTGGACCTCCCAAAAATTCAGCTCCGCACGATTTACACGTTCTTGTGCGCATAACATTACTTTTTATAACTTTCGCACACTCATCGCAATATGTTTTGTCCGTTCCTCCGTAAAAAAGCTTTCCGCATTTTATACAAGCTCTTTTTGTCCTTTTCATTTTTTCTCCTTTATTACAATACTGCAATCACTTCTGCTTCTTTGATAATGATTTCGTCAACGTCATTTCCATATTCCATTGCATTACCGCCGATTAAGTATATTTTGTCCCCGTAAGATTTTATGGCTTCAAGCATTTCTTTGATGTTGCTCTCAGATATTTCAAGTGCACATGTTCCATCAAGTTCTCCAGCGTCATAGAATCCAGCGTAAACACCGTCTGTGATGTATGGATATAACAACTCTGTGCAGGCAAAGTCTGCGTACTGAGGATCCTGAAAAAGCTGATGTGAATTATCCATTACTTCACCGATCTGATAATCTCTGCTGTCTGCTCTAATTCCGATGTAATCATATTCTGCTTCTTCAATAATATTTCTAATTTCTTCGATTGTCATTTTCCATACCTCCTTGAATTTGCTTGTCTTCTTTAACTGTCTTTATTATAAAGTATTGGACTCCAATA